AGAGGACTACGCCTTCTGTCACGCGTGGCGCGCGATCAAAGGCAAGATATACGCGGCGCCATGGGTAGGTCTGACGCATATCGGCACGTATCAGTTTGATGGCAGGGCGATCCCCGCGCCATGAGAAACCGCCGCTTAGACCCTGACTACGCTCTGGCCTTCTTGCTGCTGGCGATTATCTTCACCGTCGGCTTCGTTATCGGCGTAGTCATGAGCCTAGTCTTTAAGGTAATCTTCTAGCGTTTTGCTGTACGGGCGCTCTTGCGGAAAGAAGATGCCGTAGGGGCGCCCTTGCTGCCGGGCTTGCGCATACGCTCGCCAGAACCCGCCTTGATGCGAGCGCGCTTGGCATGGATGTTGGCATAGAGACCGGGCTTCATCTGCACTTCCACCTTCTCAAAGAGGCACGCGCCCGAGTAGCCGGGCCTTTGGCCTTGCGCACAACGCCCTTCATGCGGGCGCAGAATGACTTGCGGCGCGCTGCATCGCGCTTGGTCTTTACCTTGGTGACCGGGGCCTTCAGCTTGGAGCCTGTAGCGCGGTTGTACTTCGCGCGCCCCTTGGCAGTAAGGCCAGCACCTTCACGCGCCGGCAGCTTCTCGCCACGCCCTACGGATAGGTTTGCCATTACTTCCTCACCATGTTGTTGATGGCGTCCGTCTTCTCCTTCGATCCGGCACTCGAACCGAAGTAATACGCCACCACGCCACCCCAAGCCGTGCCCAAGGTGCCTAGCATCACTAGCATGGCTTCAGACCCGCCGTGTTGTGGTAAGCCGTTGCGCAGCATGTAGAACAACACGCCGAAGTAACCGACTGTGATCAAGCCGGCCAAAATCTTTGGCGTCCAATCTTTGACCTTAATCTCACGGTTACGGGCGCTGTCACGATCCGAATTGGCAATGCGCTCTAGGTCAATGTCCAACTCGCGCATCTGCACCGCGAAATCTTGCTCGGCCTTCTTCAAAGCCAACAACTGCTCTGGGGTTGCCCTCTCAGCCGCTTGCAGCAACTCGACCTCAGAACCGTCAGGCTTGCCCAGGAGCGCCTCGCTGATAGCCTTGGTTGCCATGCCGGCCAACGGACCGCCAACCGCCGAGGCGATGCTCGGGGCGACGGTTTTCACTAGGTTCAGCAACTTATCCATTGGACCTCGCAAGCATGAAACTAAGGTTCGGATGGCGCGGATAGGTGACCACGCGCTCACCCTCAGGACATCTATACTTGATCGTAGCTAACAAGGTCGCACGCCCAGGCGCAATAGTTTCTTTATCAGACAAGGTAAGGAGGTAAGTGAAGGTATCAATTTCTGGACCAGCCGGGCCGGTAAAACGGGTCATGCTCGGAGTCGCGGCATGAATTACACCAGCGCCATCCCGCACAGTGACCTCAAATCCCTCCACCGAACAATCATCGCGGCGCTTGATGCGAGCAACGGTTACAGTGATGGGTTCGCCTATCTTGCCGGGTTCGATCTTAAAGTGCTCAGGCGCCCAGGAGATGATTTCGTTTTTGAAAAACCCAAACTTCTCGCCGGCAGTATAACCCCCAACCATCAGCGCAAAGGCGGCTGTAGCGAACTGGAGAACCGGCGTTAGCTTGGGTAACTCCATCTCATGCCTTCATCATCAGCATGGCTTCGTCCAACACCTCGTTGACGCGCCTGCCCCACCCTTTGCCAAAAGTTTCCCAATGCGGCAACGCCTGTAAGTAGTGCAACCGCTTGGCTTGATACTGGTCAATGACCTTAGGCAGCGTTTCACGTGAAACATGCTCCAGCACGGCGGCAACGGTCTTGTGCCCGATAGACCCGTCCGCCTCCGCACCAACCAAGTCCTGCAACATCTTGGCCGCACGCCCTGGTCCGCTGTTCACGGCGAAGTCAAAGACGCAAAAGTCCAAGCCGCCGGGGAGGTCATCACCGCGCACCTTGTCCCAATACTGCTTGCGGTAAATCTCGCACAACTGCGTGTCGCTGATCATCTTCAACTCGTCCACACTAGCCTTGCGGCCCAGGTACAAGCTGAAGGTAGCAAGGGTCACGCCCTTGTTTGTGAAGCCGCCCGGGTCTTTCGGATGTGATACGAAACCGCCTTCGTGCCGCAACGTGATCCCAAGGCATTCAGCAAAGTTGTGCTTCACAGGCCCTCGCCGGGAGTAACAAAAACAAGAGCGTTGTTGTGTTCCGCAATCGCGGAAACGTACACCGTCTTTGTCGAGCTGGTCTGCGGACCCGAGATCACAAACTTGGCGTTTGCCGGGACAGACGTGGTGTTGCCGGGCGTGCCGCTGATAGGCAGCGTTGCCGCCACGTTGGCGTTACCCACGCGCACATAGACCGCCTTGTTCGAGGCGTCGTGGTTGCCGAACAGGTACTGGTTCGACGGGCTGAGCGCTGTGACAGCAACCGTCACCGCCGTATTGGCCGTGGGAAGCTCGATCCTGAACGTATTGCCCATCGGTTGAAAGGCAATGTTGTTAGCCACGGTTTTTCTCCGGCTTCGTAGTCGGGGACTTCTTGGGATCGTGCGACCCGCCAAAGCACCACATGCTATTGAAACCGCCAGGAGGCACCTTGCCCGGGGTGAAGTAACCACCGCCCAAGCCGTAGGTGTCCTGGGGAATTTGCGGCCTAATCGGCCTCAGAGACTTTTCCATCACGCTTCCTTTCCCGAAGACTCGGAATGAAGACGGCTAGTCCGAACGCGCCGGCCATAGCCATACGCTCCCACGTGGGTTCGTACATCGCCCAACATGATAGCGCAAAAGTCATGAACATTGCCAGAATTGAAAAGACCCGCTCTGAAAGAACTTCGAGAGCGATCCTGATAACGCGCAGAGTTAAATCCATGGTGTTTGTCCCCAAATTTACACCGAGGACAGTACATCATTTACGCCTCGTCGTCATCACTATTCATGAAACCCGACCCCCATTCGTCGAGGTCTGCCTTCTGTTTCAGTGCTTCTAGCTTGATAACCCTATCAATAACCTTGGTTTTATCGGTCAAGGTCGCTGACGGATCAGCCATAACTTCCTGCAAAAGTTTGGCAAGGGCCTCCTCCAAAGCAGGATTCAGCCCCTTAGACTTCTTAGCCACGCGCGGACTTCCTGCCCTTGCGAGCCGTGGACAGGCTGGCCGCTACCGCCTGACGCTGGGGATAACCCTCACGCATCATCTTGCGGATGTTCTTGCTAATGGTCTTTTGGCTTCCGCCGAGTTTGAGTGGCATTAGCGCCCTCCTAATGGATTGTTGAGTCTATCGAACAAAGGTTCAAGCATCTGATAGCCGACATAACCCGCGCCAGCAGCCCCAGCGCCGGCAATAGGTAAACCAAACCGCAAAGCGTATTGGCGCGCTTTCGTTTTTACCAAATCGCCAATTGCCGCCTGCAAACTCATCTTTGCCTCAGTGCGATTACTGGCGCGCACAGCAACGTCAATTTGTCGCTCTAGGCTGTCCAACTCGAAACGATCAAACAACCCTGATTCCTCAAAACGAGGGCGAACATTGTTGCGCCACACATTACCCATTTGAGAAACGTCTGCTCGGTCAAATCTTGCAGCCGCATCGTTAAGAGTGGTTTGTAATTTTTCTAACTCTTGCACGCGTTGTGTAGTGGCAGCACGGGATGTTTCTACGCCCTGTCGAAACTGCTCTTGCAGCCGCCGCATCGCAGCCGCATTGCCTTCTCGTTGCGCGACTCCCAAACCGTATTGCGCCAACTTTCTCCCCAACTCGGGATCACTATAAATGAAGCTGTTTTTTGGGTCTTCGAGCCAACGCACTATTTTGGCTGCATCCATGCCGCGCAACTGATTAGAGGCATAACGTTCAGCAAATTGACGCACCTTGTCGGCGCCAATCAATTCGCTTGCAAACCTCATGGTGTCACGGTCACGGAAGATAATAGACGCCAACCTATTTTCGCCTGTGGCATAAACGCCTTGAGGCAAATCTGCGCGACCAAATGGCACTTCCTGCCTTTGCGTCAATGCTTGTCCAAAGTCCGTCAAAAACCTGTTGTACGCCTCTGAAGCACGCGCGTATTCCTGACGCGGACGAGCGCCCTCACCACCTCGGGCCAACCAACCGTTCAATGCGTTTTCAAGTGCATCTGCCGCTGATTTCGATTCTTCTTGCTGTAAACGGTTAAAGCCAAGTGCTTCGCCACGCTGCCCAACATTTCTGAGCCGGCGGATTTCGCGTTCGACCAAACGCCAATCCACCATTCTTTTTCTGCCGGCTTCCGCAGCTTCCGCCTGTTCAGCAGCACTTACTTGCCCAGGAACGGCTTCGGTGGGCGCTTCAGCACGTGGGCGCCCAAATAATTCGTTTCGTATTTTGACAAAGGCTGCGCGTTCTTCTCCACTTGTAGTGCGTAATGCGCCCGCCCCGCCGCGAATTTGCGTGTTGAGCCATTGACGCAATTCAATGCCTTCTGGTGATGCACCAAATGGCATACTGCTTTGGAGAGAGTCGGCGGCAGATTTGTAATCTTCAAACGCTTTTCCGCCTACCTCACGTTGCGTTTTTAACGCACGGTCTAACGCAGCAGTGGATTCTCGCCTAATTTGCGCATCTAAGTTTCGGCCTCCGGCAACGTCGGTTCCACGATCCGGCGCAACTAATTTCGCCTCCGTGCGCGCGGCCTGTTCTATGGATTCAGATGCTTGAGGTTGTCTTTCTGGGGCTTGCGCTAAACGCCGCGTCGCTATCTCTCGACGAAGCTGTTCACCGCGTAAACGTGATTGTTCACCAGCCAATTGTTGCGTGGCCGGCTCGGCGGTTTCAGTCACCATGCGCCGCAACTGTGGTGCCTCTGGCGTTTGAGGCGGCGTGGGACGCATAGCCCTTCGTGCAAAACCAAGGGGGGCAAAACCTCCAAGTGCCTCAGTGCCAGCACCAATCGCCTTCGCTGCTTCGGGACTCATCCCGCTTTCTTCAGCGGTCCTTTCCGTATATTCGCCAGCACCGCCCGCCAAACCGCCTACCAAACCACTGACAAACCTAGACGCTGGGCGCATCAATGGAGCAGCAGCCTGCAAACCTTTGCCGGCCAAGCGCGCTGGTGCATAAGGAACAAACTGCAACGCCCTGCCTGTAGCGGCCACGACTTCAGGCGCAGCAAAACCGGTTACCGCTCCGGCTCCAATGCGTGACGCATATTTGTCGTCAAACTCATCAGCGTAACGCGGCTCTTGCGGGGTAGATGATCGTTGCGACGGCTCGCGTGCCGGCCCCAAAAGGTCATCAACCCTCGGAGGACCGAGTAGATCATCAACTCGCATCATTCGGCTCCAAACTGTTGACGCAAGATGTCTGCCGCTTGCTCGCGCGTTAAACGTCCGTTGCGGTACGCATCGGCAACATCCTCTGCGCTGTTGTAAGTTTGCTGCGGCGCCTCTCGATCACGCGCCGCGCGGCGCAAACCACGCTCCGCTTCTCTGACACTACCCGAGTGCTGCAAAAGATCGAGTGCGCGCTCGTTAATCAATGGTCTGCCCCTCGGCCCCACAAGTATGCGATTAATGTCAGCAACATTGTACGGTATCAAGGCCGCTACTTCATCGCGCGACTTCGTGGCGCTTTCAATTTGCTCACGGTTTGCACCAGAGTTGCGCAATTCAATAAGTCCTAAGTCCAACTCTTGTTTGGCAAGAGCCAAGAACAAGTACCAGTTGAGGCGCGTATCTCCGGGTTGCGGCGCAATACGCGAGAACTCACGCAACGATGATTCGGTCACGCCGCCTGGACGACCAGAAGCCTGAATGGTTGTAATTGCGCGCGTAATACCGGCTAGAATTTGCTGCGTAGCGCGTTCTTCCGTAGTGGTTATTCGCTGTGAGGCAAGGCGCAACAAACCCTCAGTTATCGTTTTGTTTGGATCAGCAACGTAATTTGCCAATGCTGGCGGTGCGGCCATAGCTGGTAAAGTAGAAACATTCTTTAATTCTAAAGCGGCCTGAGACACGGCGTTAGACACGGCGCTGTTGTATCGGAATTGAACTGCTCCACCTGGGCCACTCGCACTCCCTTGACCACGAGGCGGCGCCATTTCCACTAACTGCCCACTCGGATCACGGATCAATTCACCCGTTGCGCGATTGGCCGCGTAAAACCTAGGCTCTCCATCTTCGCCGCGCACCATGCGAGCAATTGGCGCCTGACCAGTAACTTGATTGCGATAACGCTCAAGCTGCATGTTGGTGTTCTGGACGCTCTGCAAAAAACTTAACATGCCTTGCATACCCTGGCGCGAAGCCGCTGCACCAGCGATAGAAACACCATAACGCGCAGCAACCTCACGCGCACGCGCAATGCCAGCATCCATGTCAGTCTTAGCTAGATCAAGCGCGTCTTTGAACTCACGCTCTAACGCTTGGTTCTGCGCCTGCACACGCCGCATTTCGACATCGAAATTCTGCCTCTCACGGTTGTAAAGGTCCGACCTACCCTGACGCCAACCCTGCAACATGCCGCTCATGGCGTTCATCGCGCC